AGAAAGAACATGTGATATATCGTTTTGTGTTTTAAAATGTAATAGTTGATAATTTTTTGGCTCTATGGGAAATATAATACATGTATCTCTAAAATGCGTGTCTGTATGAGGCCTAAGATATTTATGCTTCATTTTTATCTGATACCAATATTTAATGTCAGTGATATCTCCACAAGAAAATATATCGTTTATGTAGTTAACTGATACATCATCCGAATCTATTTTCCACCCATATGTTCCGGAACCTTCCATATGAGATGTTTCACCTTTTTTGTATCTTTCTGCTATAGAATTTAAATCAATTTTTGATTCTAGTTCAGGAAGCTCGAGCACATATTCGTTATCTAAAGTCTTCGTCATAAATTACAAAGTCCTTATATTTCTCGATACTCTTATCTAATAAAGCATGATGTTTTTCTACATCTAATACACCAGAAATAATAATCTGACATCTTTCATACATTGCAAATCCACGATCTGCACCGTGCTCCCAGACACTTCCATCATACACAAAGGTATCTGTACTTGTAGGAAGCATTGGATATATCTTTGTGGCTTCACTGTCACGTGATAAGTAGAAAACTTCATTCTCAGGTTCTGTGACATCACTCCATCTAACTCGATAGCAAGATGGCGATTGCGGAATCATAAGAGAAGTAGCATTGAGCGGTTCATCATAGTGGGCAGTTGTAGCTGCAGGTGGAGCAACAAAACTTAATTGCCTGATGGTTTTATAAGGAAGTGCTTCGATAAACTCTTTTACGTGTGGCATTTCTTTTTCTACCCAACCATACCATTCTCCATCCTTTTCAGGCTCATTAAAATGATTATGTTTAAGGAAAAGAACTTCACCAGCACCATGATCACAACCAAATGTTGTTCCAGGATATTCTTTAAGTAAAGTTTCACTTGTTCTTAAATTATAAACTTGTTGTTTATCTACTTTTAACTTTGGCATATCAATAGGAGTATATACGATTCCTTTATAGCCTAAGTACTCATTGTTTATCTGAAGCATATCGTAAGTTGGCCTATCACCTGGTGGATCTAGATTCGAATACTTACGTTGACTTACATCTACAACATGTTTTTCTACTCTATAACGTAACATCTAATATCAACCTTTTCCCTGCAAATATTTCGCAGTCTAGTAATGTTTCTTCGCATTTATATTTATTACGATATCTTTCTAAATCATTAGTAATAGTATTCAGTATTAAATTATCATCCCAATGTTTTTGATCGTGGTAAGGCTCTTGTATAATAGCATGTTTGGCATTGTAGTGATTCATTACCCATTCAAAAAATTCAAAGTGATCGCTTCTATATAATAATACACCACTAAAAATTACGGTGTCTACTTTGAAATCAACTTTAAAAGTTTCTATGTCATACCAGCTCTGACATCTGAATTCAATATTAACATAATCTTTCCATTCTTCAGAAGCTAATTGAATAGGTTCAACTGAAGTATCAAATCCCATGTAGTCAAAATTATGATCTAAATATTTTAATACTGGTCCATGTCGACAACCTACGTCAACAATTCCTCTAGATTGTCTTTCTTTAATAATATCAGCTTGCACTTTAAATATAGGTTCTGCTTGTTCAGTGTCAAGATACCACATGTCTTTAAACGCATAATCTTCTTTTAACGGTACTTTCCTAGCACCACCTTCTTCAAATTTTGTTTGTATATTAGGCCAAGGAATCTCTACCATATCCAATTCACAAAAGAATATCTTGTGCCCTTTTCTACTGTTTCTACTTTATGAGGATACAAATAGTTTGAAGGAAAAATCAATGCTTCTCCTGTACTCATCTTAATATTTTCTTTGTTCCAGAATAATAGTTCTCCAGCCTCATAATCATCGTTTAACGCCCCTAAGACAGATAATATTGGTATTCCTCTGCGTGATCCATCAAATTGATTTCGTACATGATCACAATGAGTATCCATTCCTGTGTGCATAGGATATTTTATAAAGTTTAAATTCCCAGAACCTGTCCAATAACTGAACCATGTCAATTCAGAAAGAAAGTCTTGAATATGTGAATCTACTGCTTCAGCAATTTTTTCATGCATGAACTTACGAATTGTGTTATCTTCAGGAAGTCTGCAATCATAGTATGATACATCTGGAGTTTCTTGAACACATATGTTATCTTCTGGACTGTCATACGGGTACTCTCTCCAGCTATTAACTTTTTCTAATTCGTTAATAATATCATCACATTCTTTACGACTGAAAAGTTGTATTCTCTGCACGTATTTTCTTAAACTTAATTCCATAGTCTCTTGTAGTCGCTAGCGACTCTCCATAATAATCTAGGACCCATAACTGGTGTTCTTCTATGCAAAGAAGTAAATTGATCCATAAACAACAAATCACCCGGTTGAAATATATGATGAGTTTGATACGTACTTTTAAAAATTTTAGGAATTAGTTTTTCAATGATTGGTTCATGATCTACTTTCTTTTTACCTTCCCATGCTCCACATATAAAGTGATATGGAAAATAAAAATACTTAAGATCATTATGCGGGTGTATTCCTATTAGAGGTCTAATACTACCTCTGTTTTTACTCATAAATTCCAGTTCAGGATCATCGTCATCTAAACTGTACATAGTATGATTCTTAAACTTTATCTTGATTTTAATACTTTCATAATATTCACGTTCGTCTTCGCTCATATCATAATATGGCTGACTGGTATTACATATACTCAGTGTAGTATTAGGATCACCTTTTACACAATATAAACCAATTAGTATTTTATCGATAAGATGTCTACTGTTTCCGTTGCTATGCCAGCCTAATTCGCCATCACCAAACATACCAATTCTGTTTCCTTTATCATCTCTTTCACCACTCACTTTAAATATTTCTGGGTGATCTGGATCGTTCATAAACAATCCTGGTGCTTCACACTCACCTGTACGTTTAAAAATACTTGTAAGTTGTCCTTCGTCACACCATTGTTCTGTAAATATTGCCAACCCTTCTCGCTGGACTTTAGTCATCAATTCTCTTAATTGATCATCTGTATAATCATAAACTTGCAATGTCATCTGTTCCATCCAAACTGAACATCAAAGCTATTCTTGGTTTATCACTCATATTAACAACCGCATGAGCATAACCAATATTTAAAAAGTTTGCTGTTCCATCTTCTAAATTATATGCTTCTAATTTTCCATCTCTCTTAAATAAATTAATTACATTCTTTCCTCCATATACTGGGCAAATACATCTTACTGCATAACCCACGTCATAATCAACATGCCAAGGAATCATTTTTCCAGGTGCTAACTTAGTTATGCGAATTCTACTAGCAGGTGCTTTGCATTGTGTAACAATTTTTTCAAAATAACTACCCGTATAGTTTTCAGTAGGAACATTATACAAATGTTCTTCTCTGCGTTTTAATCTTTCCTTTATACTTGCGGTATAAGGTAATATTTCGCTAGGTTCTGTTAAATTGATTTGTTCAAAGTTATCATATACGTCTTTAACTAATTCCATATGATTATCACATAACATAGGATTAGCAGTTCGAACGTCTACGAATTTTTCAGCTAATGTATCCGTTGCTTCTCTTAATTTTTCGAGATCAATATCAAGATTTAAATTAGCTACTGTAGGTAAATTTTGTTTTTTCATTATTGAATTCCTGTTATACAAAGTCTTGCTATGTTTCCATTTCGTCTTAGTTTTTTATAAAAAGGATCTGTACTTGTAGCGACAAAATACGTATCTGAAGGTGTTAAATCATACTTGTCACATACTTCCTTTTGTATATCTTTATATTTATCATACATTTCATCAACAGTAAAATTATTCATCATGGCCTCCATAATTTTAGAACTAGAATAATTAAAGCACTCTACATTATTAAGTGGTTCTAATGTAGGATGCGGCTCTTTAGTATAAACTAATCCACACCTTTGCCCAATCAATCCAAACCCTTTACTAAAACTAAACATAACTTGTTCAGTATTCTTTGGGACTGTAATTTTCTTAATAGCAGTTGCTGTAATATAGGCGCAATCCAATATTACTGGATTATCTATATTTTTTAATGTAATAAAATTACCAGTAGAACATGCTGGATTCGAAACATATAATACTTCTTTAGAATTCAAATATTTACTTTCAGAACCATTTTTTGAAATGATCTGCGGCCATTGATAATCACCTTTAAAATACTGCCAAGGTCTCTTATCAGTCATACGCCAATGATTAATTGCTTCTGTAGCTCCTGAAGTAACATAAGCATGCGGAAATTCAGATAAATCTATGATAGATTTTACCCAATCTCTATGTAATTCTATGACTGATTTAAGATCGCCAGAGGCTTTGTTATTACCTCGTAAATAATAAGTATCTGATATTTTGATTTCTTTTAAGAGTTTTTCTACTTCTGGCCAAACGGGGGATTGAACCCATCTGCTATTTTTTAACAAATAATTTTTCAGCTAACCAACCTCCTGTGTCCCATTTATGTAATCTCACTCTTTTCCAATTATCGTGATGATTCTTATGAAAACCTTCACCTGCTATAAAAAAATTCAACCAAGGAACATTTGATCCACCCTCTTCTCTATGTCCAACAGTATTTAATAATCCAAAACCTATTTTTGCAAATACAAACGGTATTGCACAAAACGCTAACCAAAAATATGGACTAATAATAAGACTAACTATATTAACAATGATCAATATTTTTAACCAATGTTTATGACAGAACACTAATTGAGGATTCTTGAATAAATCTCTAGCATATTTCGTAGGTATTCGATCGATATCCCATGTAGTGAATAACACCTTCCAATAACCGACATGATTTGCTGCATGTGGATCTTTTTCTGTATCTGAATGATGATGATGCATTCTATGTGATGCTATCCAACCTATAGGTGTACGTATACAAGCAATCATCAACATTGCTAAACCTATAGTTTCAAACCACACCGGAACTTTAAATTGTTTGTGACAATAATAACGGTGTAATAGAATAGATGCTCCAAAGTGAGATATAATCTCACTCCAAAGTATTCCTAATATGATTGCGTAAAATAATTCCATAACATTTCTATTTATATTATTGTGTTGTCGTAGAAGGTAGTCCTTGAACTCTTGTGTAAAATTTTCTTGTTACTGCCACGTCTATTAGTTGTCGACACATTATAGC